CCGCTAAATACTTCCTAGCCGTTCCTACACCTGTAACATCTGATCCTATTACTCCAGAACTAGAAACTAAATTAGTTATTGCAGTTTGAGATGGTACTCCAGCTTGACCAAAACCAAATATGCCTTTGTCACCACCATATTGCGTTGATTCTAAAGCGGCCCTAGCACTTCCAACTTGAGTAACATCCGTTGCAACAACTCCAACATTATTAACTAAATTAGTAGCACTTGCCGCGGGAGAACCACCTTGACCAAAAGAAAAAACACCTTTGTCAAAACCATAACCACACGCTGATAAATTATGTCTACCAGTTCCAACTCCAGTTGTATCGGTTGCTATAACACCAGAACTAGATACTTTGTTGGTCATGTTAAGATTACCACCACCCTCACCATAACCAAAGATGCCTTTGTCATCACCATATTCACATGCCCCAAGCCAACCTCTAGCAGTTCCTACACCTGTAACATCTGCTGCTACGACTCCACTATTTGAAACTAAATTGGATAGTGATGAATAAGCACCAATATAACCATAACCAAAAATACCTTTATCACCGCCATAACTACATGCCGCTAAAACATCCCTAGCAGTTCCTACTCCTGCAACATCCGTTGAAAAAACTCCAGTATTAGAAAGCAAATTAGTTACTGCTGTTCTACTACCAGTACTCCCATAACCAACAATACCTTTATCACCACCATATTCACAACCTCCTGGTGATTGTCCTCTAGCAGTTCCTACTCCTGTTGTATCACTTGATACCACTCCAATAGTAGATACTTTATTGGACACTGAATAACGGGTTGTAGATGGTGTAGTTTCGCCATAGGCAAATACTCCTTCAGAATTTCCTTTAGATGGTGTCTCAGCAACCTCTTTATCAAGGATTGGAATCCATCCCTTAGTTGCATCAGAATAAACGATATGAAGAGCTTGACCATCTGTTGTGTATGCCACATCATAAGTGTCATCAAAACCTTGATAGTCCAAACCATTTGAATCTATAATAATTTTATTTGTTCCCCAGTTTCTAGCATAGTCGGCAAATATAATTTCATCACCATTACTAGCCGCAGCTGGTAACGTAATTGTGCAAGTATTTGATGTTGTATTAATCCAATATGCGTTTCCAGCTTCAGCAGTTAAAGTTGATGCTGTTACAACATCTTGCCACGAGAGACCTCCAGCGGCAGCTGCCGCTACAACTCCTGAGGCTCGATAGGGATTACTTCCTGTTACGCCACTCATAAATATTCCTATAATGTCTGTTCTAAATAACTAATAACAACATCAACATTAGCCGCACTAGCGGTTCGAGCTGAAAGCACATCGGTTGCTTCAAGCACAATTCTTGTTGTATGTTCAAAAGTTGCATTAGCAGCTAAAGCTTGATCTGAATAAATTTCATAGTCGTTTGCTCCAGCGTCATCGCGAATATATAAATCAAAAGTCTCGTCAGCTCCGCCCGTTTCACAAATAGATATATTAAGTATCGTCAGAGTTTTGCCTGATGCTGCCGCTAGCAAATCATTTTCAGCACTTGTAACTCCTGCTACCAGCTTTACTTTCATTACTTCACTTGCCATATTTTCCTCCTATTAAAATCCCATTATTAATGCTTTACCTGTAGATGATACAGATGGGTTCATTGAACCCTCAATAGCCACAACTCCAGTTCCATTTGGAGTTAAAGTAATTGCACCATTAGCAGCATCTGTAATTGTTACTGTTCCTGAAGCTGTACCAGAATTGGTACTTAAAATCAAATCAGTAGCACCCCCAGTTGTTACTGTTAGTGTTCCTGCACCATTTGAAGTTAGAGTTGCCGCTGCCGCTGCATCTCCTACCTTAACTGTGTCTCCTGCTAAAACAACATCTCCTGTACCTTTCGGAGTAATATTAATATCAATATTTGAATCACTACTTCCTGTTGAGGATAATGTTGGTCCATTACTAGCCGCCGCATTAGCAATCGTAAATTCATTAACAGCACTTCCTGTTTCAGAAAATTTTAATAATTCTAATGTACCATCTCCTAATGCTTGACCATTAACATCTAACATTCCACCTAGTTGAGGTGTAGTGTCAGCTACAAGACTAGTAAAGCCTCCTACCTGACCATCACTTCCGTCTAAATAAACGGCTTTTTCTGAAGGTAGTGTACAAAAAACTTCTTTTGCGCCTGCTGAAAAATTTACCGCTGAATCACTATTAGAACTTTCCAAAACAGTAGTTCGAGTTAATGTTGAACTATCACCATTTAATGTTCCTAATCCTACTTCCCATTCGGCTGCACTGTTTATTGAAATGGCGTAGTAAGTCGTATTACTATTTCCAATTCCAGCCGCAAAACTTTGAAAACCACCGACTGCTCCTCCAAGAGTCACGGCTCCCGTGCCTGTTGTTGAAGTTGTTTCTCTTACCCTATTATTTATTACTAATGCCATATTATGCTACCCGTATAATTGCAGCGCCAGCAGTAGCTGCTGGAAACTGAATTGTAAAATCTCCTGAAGTTGCAACTTTATTTCCACCAAAATCGATGACTAAACAAAGTTTGTCGCCTTCGTCGTCGTTATAAATAGCCGCGCCTAACGAAGTTAATGTTACACTCGAAAAAACTTCATTTGAAAAATCTACGACAGCGGTGTTACTTCCTGGAATAGTCACTGCTTGACCATCTAATACTTGTCCTCCTGTTGTATAGCCCGTGCCTGAAGAACTTACTTCATTGGTCGTACTATAAACGGTTGAGGAAGTTGAATAGGGAGGACCTAAAGTTGTTACATACAAAGCAATTTTAAAACTATCTCCTCCACTTGCAAAGTTATGAGTGCCTGATAACAATTCTGATTTAAACGAGTCTGGTATAATATTTGCCATATTTTATTCCTAATCTTGTGTTGGTGGTGGTGATTTAAGAGGCGTTCGAATAACTCCATCCATGTATTCGTCCCTGCGTCTACGACCTTGTTGTTCGATCGCGTACGATTGTAAAGCCTGCTGATACGACTGCTGATAATATTGTATCAAATTTTGTGGCCCTTTCAAGTATCCATATGCTTCTAACAAAGAACCGTACAAAAGTAAATCCTGATATTTGTTGCTCAAATAAGTTGTTGTTGAATCTGAAGTCGTAATACTGGTTGGCTGTTTAATATAAGCCATCGTAATCTCATAAGCGGCATCAGGAGTAGGAGAGACAACCCAATAGGTAGCATCCCAGTTTCCATAGTATTTAGGTAATCCCGATGCTGTTGAAGGGGTATTATAATACTCCGTCATATAAGAAGTATCTTTTTTCTCCAAATAAACATTAACCGTGGGACTTACATTAGTATTAGCCAGTTGAACATAACGAATAATCCTTAAGTCGCTGGGAACCGTGACATACCGATTTCCACTGGTGAGAGTAGAAGTAGCATAGAATCGGTTATCATCATTATCGGCTTCTCTATAAATTCTGTTTTCTGCATTCTTAGTAATAGTCGTACAGATAGCATCCGTTAAAACGGTATCATCTACTTCCGTGTAGCTTCTTAAATCTGTTTTTAAATTTGCGTATGTATATGCCATTATGGTCTATCTCCTACGGGCCCTGCAAAAGAGGGAAACCCTCCTGCTGTTGTAGCACTTGACGCTGCAGAAGCCAATACAAAAGTATATTGATTGCTCACCGTCTCGGTTGAAGGTTGACCTGGATAATTAACCGTAATGTTAATAGGTGTAATACTGTAAGATCCAAATACTTTATCTAAATCATTATGGGCATTTGCTGTACTTGACTGTGGTGTTAATCCATAAGTAGGCGCCGAAGATCCACGAGTTAGACCTGTTAAAGTATTGGTAGACTTGCCTGTATATTTAATAACTTCACTGAGAGTAAAAGTATTTTCTCCTGCTCTCGTTTGAGCTGCAGTAGGTTTAGTTTGAACATAAATATATCCTGAACTTGGAAAAGCCGAAGCATCCGTTAAAGCTAAAGAGGTAACCGCTGCAGTAATGTCTCCATTCAAGGTGGTTTCTAATTCTAAAGTAGTAATAGAAACTCCTCCCACCGCCTGTTGTACATCTCTGAATCTTACCGCGTCTCCACTTGAAAAATTATGACTAGGTTGAGTCACTGTAACGGTTGTACTCACCGTCGTGGTAAAAGGATTATTAGGTAAAATAGTTGGCGTTGGAAAAGCTGTTCGTGCAGGTCTTACCTTGCTCAGGGACATAGAATCCGCGCTTAAAGTTTTAGGTCGTAGTTGAGGTTGTTTAGGTTCGTATTCAGAAACATGAACAAAAGCTCCTGTCCATTCAGTAACCATTTCCCTCCAGGGAAATTGTAAACCTGAACGGTCTGAGATAGCTAGTGCATGTTTTCCTGTTGCATACTTTGGCATTAGATATTTGGATAGTAAGCTTTAGGTGTTATATGAGTACTAGAAGCTGATCCATCCTCCTGTAAAGCTCTTGCTAATTCATCTTCGTATAATAATTTAAAGGATTGTGTTTTTTCCATTTTATATTTTTGTGACAAATAATAAGCCAGTCCTGAAACCATAGGTGGAATAAAACGATTAGGAACATCGGTAGCATTGGAATAAGTTCCAGCATCCTGAATTCTTTTAACTAAAAAAATATGTAAATTTTTAGCTGCATTACTAGAATCAGGAGTTGGGTAAATAGTCATCGTTACTCTATCTATAAATCTTTGAACCCAGAAATTGCTCGGTGTGCCTTCAGCTTCTTTATTAGCGTATCCTGAATAGGTAGAACGATCGACTTTACCTAGAGCCGCATCTGATTGAGTATTGGCTCCCATATTAGTTCGTAAAGAACATTGTTCTATATCAGAAAATCCTGGTAGATAATTAGTAACCGTTGCGCCATCAGAATGAGTCGCGGCTGTTGTATCATGAGCTCCACGGGTTACACCCGTTAATTCCTTAGTACTAAACCCTACATAAGTTATGTCTTCGGTACCAATTCTAATGGTACCTTGATTATTCATTCCTGTAACAGAATCCATAGTGATCCCACTCGTAGCGCTGGTACTGCTAATCGCTCCATCTAGAGTGGTATTAAGTCCGTTAGATTTTTGTAAAGCTGTAGCCCCAGTCGTGGGCATGTCGGAAGGAAATCTATAAAAATTAAATTCTTTCTCTCCTTGGGTCAAAGTAAGATTTAAAGTTCCTACTTCCCAATAATGAAGTCCTCGATTTCCCCATTCTTGAAAAAGAATGTTGAGTGATCGTCTTGCCGCTCTTAATTGATAACCTGAAACGTTAGGAAAACCTACACGTTCAAAAGCTTCTTCAACAATATCGGCAATTGTAAAATTTTTCCCAAATGTATAACTGTCTGAGGTTGTGTTAGGCAATGTTTACCTCCTAACCGTAATAAACCGTTACATGCGTGGTGATAGCGTTCGTTACTTTCAAACTTGTACTAACTTTAATTCCTGTTCCTGGTAACATTATACTTCCAGAAACGGGTGATTTATGACTTGTAGTATTTGAAGCTGGAACATCAATAACCCATACTGCTGTTGTGTTATCATTAACCGTTATTGTTCCTGCTGCAACATTAGTTGGTTGTGACCATGACACTCCTAGTACTCTTGCAGGACCATCAAATACAGTCGTAGTTGAAGCTGACGTAATGTTAACGGCTTTTATATCTACTGGATATGTACTCATAATTTAATTTCCTTAGTCGTGAGCTCCCGAAGGAGCTCACATTATTTATTTATTACGAAGTAGCAAATGGTGTTGCTATAGTAGCAGTTCCAAGTAATAAGGAATTATGCACTAAATACTTATCATTATCAATTGCAGTAACAGTAACAACACTACCTGCGAGACCACCTTTAGTCCCACCGTTCAGAGTCATTACATCGTCACTTGCTCCTGCTGTGAAAGCTTTTTTAGCGCCAGCGTCTATTGCAACTATAACTGCACCAACAAATTTGTCAGTAGCATCAGTTAAGATATCCATATCGGTCGCTGCTGTTTCTACAAAAAAGAAAAAACTCGCTCCGATATTATTTGGATTGTTATAGTCGGTAGCACCTGCCACTGAACTATTTGAACTAACGTTGATGGTTGGTAAAGTAAATTTACCATCTGCATCATTACAAAGTAATATCTTTCCTGCGTGAGTAGCTACTGTTAAGTCAGTATCAGCAGTAAGACTTACCGTCATATCAGGACCTGTATTAATAAATCCATTCTTCGAATAGACTGGTCCTGCAAATGTAGTTTTTGCCATAATTATAATCCTCCTAGTTTGTAAGATCTAGTCTCTAGGCCGTCGACTATACGCGTCTAGATCTCATTAATAATTGTATAGTAATTAATCTATAACGCAGATTTGCATCTAGCGCAAGGTATCTTGTAGTAAAAAATTGATTTTTGATAGCGCTTAAGTGGCTATCGAAACTTCAGCCTTGGCGCTGTTTACTTTAGTTTGAAGAGTATCATCCTCAAATTCTTTGGCTATGATCTCTTTTATAACATCCTGGATTTGTCTATTGATCTCAATCATCCGAATATTATGTTTCCCTGATTTCAGGCGCTCGTGTTGCCACTCGAGTTCCAAGGACTGTTTCGTAATGTATAGGTCGTGTGTCATTTATAACTTCCTCATAAGTTATCCATTTACCACGGGTAAATCCATCTTTCTCCAGTTTTACCTCATTTTGTCCTAGCTTGTCAAGGATTGATTTTTCAATCCCTTCCTTACTATCTTCAGCCATTACATTAAAATTAGCATAATAGCCATGGTATCGAATTTGTACTCGGAAGTTTTTCATATTTCTATCTTTATAAACGAAATGAGGCCGTTTTGAGGCGGCCTCATCTCTAATGTTATTACGCTCCTGGTGAGCCGTAAATACCTCTAGGGTCAGAACATCCGAAGACGTATCTTTCTCTAGCTTTGTATCTAACGTTCCCAGTATCGAAATCGCCTTCCATTGCAGTTGTCAATGGGGCACGATTGAACATTTTCATGCCATTTGGCACGTCTGTAATAATATACCATGCGTCCGCATCAGTTAAGAAATTATTCACTCGATATCCTTGAGGAATCATTCCCATAGATTTAGTTGCATTGATATCATTATCAGCTGTTCCCACTCTGCCTTGAGATTTAAATAATCTTTCAGCAGTAAATTGCGTGTTAGAAGGAAGAATCATTTTCACTCCTCTAGCAGCAATTTTAAGACCTCGTTCATCCGTCATGTTAGCAATGTCTATTAAAGCTTGCTCCATTGACGTTTCGTTAAGATCTGCCGCCGTTGCTAAAGTATTACTAAATACTCCTGCAACCGTCGGGTGCTCAGTACTAAATAAAGTTACAGCGTCTCCAGTCTTAAAGGTACCTGATGGTAAACCATTAATTAAGGGAGAGACTGCTTTTACTTCTTTAGCATTGCTCATAGATCTTGCTAAAGCTTTTGTATAACGAGAAGCAATTCTATCGTAGAGATTATCTTCGATAGCTTCTTCTGTTATCGCAAATGCTAGAGCGATGGTCTCGTTAGTGTAACGTGCTGTAAAAGTTTCTTGAGCTTCGTCATATGATATGCCTTGCCCTTCCGCTTTTACATCAGCATTCGCAAATCCTGATAACATAACTTCCTCTTCGAAAGCTCTGTCAGAAGATTCTTGAACGTATATTTCAGCATGTTGATTTTCATACCGCTTGTATTCCAGCCCAAATAGTGCATTCAGGCCTGGCTCTAGTTCTTTAACTAGCTGTGCTCTTGATATTGCCATTGTCTATATGCTCCTATTACGCGCTATCCACAAACTCATTAAGATTTGGAACGACAATTACAGAAGTGTAAGCAGCTGTAATTGTGTTATTGCTAGGATCGTCTGCGAGCCTAACAAGTCTCCATGAGTAGTTGGTAGCGTGTGTGCTTCCGATATCTAACGTGTTTGAAGATTGGCCAGTAGTAGAACTACCTGCCACCGCATTCAAATTGAATGTTTGCATATGACCCGATTGCGGAATTGCCGCATCAGTTGCAATTTCATATAATTGAAATGGGTTATCTAAAACAAACGCCGTAGTATCTTCGCTGTTTGCTGGAGTAATTGCAGTAAGATAGCCATTCGCCCATGTCGGCTTCAAAGTTGTAGCCGCATTGTAGAATATGCCATTCAACACACCGCACATAGATGTAGTTCCAGTGGTTACAACAGTACCTTCCGTCATATAACCAGCAGCTGAGACAACAGGTGCACCGTGATAAATTACAGCGGCGCTATATCCTGCGTCAATCTTATAAGCTGACTGACCTTGAGTTGACGGAGTATTACCTAATGTCCCAACGGGAATTAATCCATAGCCTTGTGTATTGCTATTTGCCATAGTTTTATTACTCCTATGTTTACAGTTTTACCTGTAAACGGTTAAAAAAATTCGTTGGTAGGGAATTGGTTGTTATCCCGAGAAAACTAGGTCTTCTTTGTACCACCGAAGGTTACACGAGACTGCCTGTCAATATTGATAGGCATCCTCTTATCCTGCTCCTTCATAAGATCGTGATCTATAGCTTCGTTTTGGTCTGTATGACGTCGTGTCATATAGTCTGTACGTTGCTGCGCAATCTCTTCTGGAACCTTTGCAAGCAAAAGGCCACCGACCCCTACTACCCCCTTGTATCGACCTTCGTCGATGACTGGATAGTCCGAAGCATTTTGAATTTCTTCAGCACGAACAAGTTCATATCCTTCCCTTATTCGTCCTTGGATATTTTTCGTATCCTGAAATCCTGCAACTTCAGCTCTGATCCATCTGTACCTAAATCCTTTAGGCGCAGGAGGTGCATCTAGAGATGATGGAGGAACCCACACTTTTGGTCTTTCAGATTTTGACCGTGTTTGGCTCGCACGAGGTTGTTTTGTATCTTCTGTTTTCATACGCTTATACTACTCCCTTCGTGTTTTTTAATTGTTTTGCGTAGTCTTCGAGTGGCACTCCTAATTTTTTTGCAATGTGCACCTGTGAAGAAGTGAGTCTCACAGTTTTGCGACCAGGCTTCACGCTTCTTTTTGCAGAAGCGACCGTCTGAACGGGCTCGGTCGTATAGTTATTATCACTCTTATCAAATTTATGCGGAAAGTCAACACGAATTCTTTTATCTACTTCAGCATAATATTCATCCGATTTAGGATCAAAACCTTCTTTGTCCACTAAATCCTTATGAATTTCGAACGCAGTAAATGTCATGGCTCGATTTTGACCAAACCATGTGTTTCTTCCAGCCCAAGCATCAGCCTGTGGATCAGAAGCAGGAAGCTGAGAAGCTGGTTGTTGAGGTTCTCTCACATCAGCAGGTCTTGCTGGTGCTTCTTCTCGTACCTCTTTGCTTTGTTCTAATCTAGCATTGTCAAATGCTAAAGTAGCGATCCGTTTATTAGCGTCAACTTGTGCTTTAGCGTCTCCAGATTCAATGGCTCGAGCCAGTTCTTTTTGGGCTGAGTCCATTCCTTCTTTGACGCTTGACTCAAACTTTTTAATATATTCAGAGTCTGTCTTAATAAAACGTTGTTCTAACGTCTTACGACTTTCATCAGCCGCTCTCGCATATTCCGTAGCCGCGTCACGCTGTCTTTCAGCTTCACGCATCTTACGGGTTAATTTGGAAATACGAGACTGAACCCCCTTACTATATTCTTCAAGTTGTTCGTCATCTTTCTTTTGTTCTTTTTTAATTTCTTTAATGGTTTCTGTTTCTTCTACTTTGGTTTCTGGTTCTTGTTCCGTGACTTCTGTCTCTACGACTCCTTCTTCTTTTACTTTTTCTTCAGCAACATCAATCTCGGCCCCTGGGCCAGACGTATCAATGTCGACTGTTTTCTTTACTGTGTCTTCAGGCATAGTTCCTCCTATGGTTAAAATTCATGCAAGAGATCCTCTGGACTCTTGATGATCGCTAAAATTTCGTCGTCATTTAGCAAACGTACTTCCCCACCTTCAATCTTAATTCTGGATCCCGCATATCGGGCAAACATTACCCAATCACCAGTCTTGCACCACGGACCTTGAGGATAACGTTCCTTGTCCTGGTAGCATTGCGGACCCATTGCCAAAACTAGACCGCATTGTGAAGCTACTTGTTGTCGTTCTAATGTAGCTTCCGCTAATACTAATCCACCTTTGGTTTTATCTTTCATTTTGAAAGGTAAAACTAAAAGTCGCCAACCTGTCGGTTTAGGCAAATCTTCATGTTGTTTTTTGTATTTATCTTCTAATCCAAGTTTATTTTTGGGAATCTCTTGGCTTGATGTCGATGATTGTTCCTTCATTTTTTTGCTCCTTATTATCTAGCAGGTTAGAGAGTTCCTGTCGTGTTGCTTCTAAAGCGTTAATCTGTCCTATTATATAATTGTATTTTTCCATGTTGTCAATACCTCCTGAAGTAATGGACAACGACAGCACTTGAAGGCGCTGTGTCATGAAACGATTGATTTGTACAATAGTGCTTTCTAAATCCATTGATTCTTTCTTAGGGTTTTATTTTATCTCCGTAAAAAGTTTCTAAACTCTTATTATTAACTTTAACATCTCCTAGTTTGCTGTTCATGTAACTACCAATATAAGGAGTATTAACCCCTTTAGGCGTCATTAATTTAGATGTCCAGCCTTGTTTGTTGTTTTTAAATTGAGTTTTAGTTCTTGTGGCCATTAGTTTTTCTTAGGCTCTCTTGCTCTTATAGTAGCATGTTGAAGAGCAGCTTTTTTTCCTGCCACAGTTTGATGTGGACTTCCTCCAGGGAAGTCGTGTTTTTTCATCGCAGCCAAAGTTGCTTCGGAAAACTTACCTTTTTCCCAATCACTTCCTTTTCCAATTCTTCCGCCTTCAGCCTTTTTAGCCCTTTTATAAGGTGCAGTAACTAAATCCTTTACACCTTCTTCAGCCTTTTTAGCCCTTTTATAAGGTGCAGTAACTAAATCCTTTACACCTTTTGTAAGTTTATTTCCTCTTTTAATTCTTCGTGCGCCTGCAGATATTCTTCCTGCTCGAGTAGAATGAGGTTTTCCTTCTGAACCTCCTCCAATACCTTCTAACAACTTCTGTACTGGTTTTCTCAGCATCCATCCGCCTCCAGCTTTTCCAATTCTTCCGCCTTTAGCGTAGCCAGTTCTTGTAAGTTTATTTCCTCTTTGTGCAATATCTGTCATTATTTTTTACCACTAGGTTTATTAAAACCAAATTTACCCAAACCTTCTTTAAAAGCTTTACTTTCTTTAAACACATGAGGGTTCGCTTTTACATCTGCTGCCAGTTTAGTAGCACCTTTTGCTTTGTGTGTTAAAATTTTACCTTCGCTTTTAAGTAAATCTAATTTTGATTTATCAGGAGTTGTTTTAGGGTGAAGTTTATTTTTCTTAAACATATCAGCTGAAGCTTTATTTCTTTTAGCTACC